ACCTCCACCAATTCCTCCATTGCCTCCTCCACCGCCATAATTACTGGGGTCTGGAGGCCAAGGGTTACCGTGAGAAGCACCACCACCACCGCCACCCCAGTAGTAGTTGTTTCCGTCAATATTTACCTGTGTTCCTGCACCACCGTGGCCTGTTCCAGAACCCCCCGGAGCGCCACCACCACCAGCAGCAGTTCCACCTCCTCCACCATAAGCCCATTTATTATCAGAGGCACCATCAAAACCTTCACCTGCAGTTCCAGCACCCCCAGTTGCTCCAGAACCTCCACAACCTCCGGGCGATCCATCATAACTCCCTTGCCCACCATATCCACCGCCAACAGTTGCAACAGAAACTCCAGTACCAGCAATAGAAGAAGCTATCCCACTAACATAATTTGTTGCGTGGCCTGTTGCACCAGCCCCTACTGTAATTGTATAGACTGCTCCTCCTGTGAAAGTTTCTTGAGATTGTGCTGAAACATCACCACCAGACTTTGAGCCAAAAGAAGTTCTTAATCCACCTGCACCAGCCCCACTCATTATTCCTGCAATTCCAGCAGAACCACCACCAGCAATAACAAGAAAATGAACATCATAAGGGACGGCTCCTGCACCACCACCACCAAATCCTGTAAGTGAACCATAAAAGTTAGCCATTACGCATCGTTCTCCGCATCAGTTGTGAAAAATAATTTAACCCCAAGTAATCTTGCCGCTTCAGCAGCAGTTCCTTCTGATACATCTCTGCCGATTCTAAAAAATGTTACTGTATCTACGGCTGCACTTCCGATAGTTAAAGCACCTGATACTGGGCTGACAAGCATCTCTTCGGCTGCTCCTTGATTAGGATCATCTACATAAACAGCAGACCCATAAGCTACATCAATAGTTGAATTATCTGGCACACTAACACCTTCCAAAGTCCATCTTACATTGTCAGTATCAGTAGCGGTAGAACACCAATAGACTTGGTATGTTATTGTTCCTTCATTCCAACTCTTAGGAAAAGCAATCTGAAATTGTGCAAAACTGTCAGATGCTACTAAAAAATCAAGCACTATCATATCAGGTTTATTTGCTGAAGTTGCAACAGACGCAATGCCTTCACATCCACTAGCATCAGTTGGAGTCATAGCATTTGCTGGAACCCATATAGTTTGAAGCCCTATAGTCGCATCATGTACTAAATCTAATACTCCTTGAACTGTGTCACGCTTTGTATTTCCACTATCGGTTGCATCTCCAAAAACGAGACTGTCTCCAGTAGCTACTACAACTTCGGTGAAATCTGCAACCAAAGCATCTTTTAGTTTAGTTTCATCAATCGCATTGTTTGCAATAGTACCAGATACTACAGGAGTACCATCCGCTCTTGTATAGTTTATACATTGAGCCGTATTAGTTCCTGTTGCCATAAACTCTGCAACATCACCAGCCACAGTTAAAATGTCGTCTTCACTTGGCAAATCCAAATTGGTAGAATGGTGGGTCATTGTTAACGCCCCATCAAACTGAAGAATGAAATGTCGTCCAGCGGTAACAGTAAAGGCCGCAAAACCTGTAGTCCCTGTCACATCATAATATAAATTTCCATCTGGGATAACACATGGGGAAGCGGAAGCTATATCGCCTCCTTTTGCTACAATTGGATCAACATCCCCAAAACTTAAAACACCACTAGCATTTGTTTGAAGCGATTGTCCTGCCTGACCATCAACCGTTGGTAACGTAAATGTAACTGCACCGCCAGCAGTGGCTTTGATCTTATCAACTGAAATAGTTGAAGCCATGATTTTACTCCTTTAAATAATTTGCAATACACCGTTACCAGCGATTGTCCAAGTTTTAGTATCAGCTATATTTACTTGTCCTCTAACATAATAATTATTGGTTGCTACTAAAGTCGTTGTTGTATCAGCATTCACATTAACAAATCCAAGCGAAGTAACATTTACAGCATGACTTTGGGTACTTAGAGCAGTCATAAGACCGATACCTGGTTCTATGCTTTTAGAAGTTGTGCCTTTTCCACCTATATAAGCCATATTATTTATCCTTATGTACTAATTGCATCAACATACGAAACAACTGTATCTAATGATGTTGCTGTATCGCTGACTGCCATTATTTTATCTCCGCTTTGTAATACTATTTTACTTCCACCATCAATTAATTCTAATGATTGACCTACATCAATCGTTGCAGATTTAATTAAATAAAAAGTACCAGAAGGAGAGGCTCTAACTATATAAACATCTACACTAATTGGAACTGCTGCAACATTAGATAATCTAATACCAACAACTGCATCAAAACTGTTTACTGCATCAAGTATATCTTCCGCAGAATCACTAACATTCTCTAGTTGATTTTTAAAATTTTGTGCCATTACTTATTTTTCTCCTATCATTTGCTTATAGACATATTGCCATTGCTATTGAAAATCCTTTAACGCTTTCAGATGCAGGTATATCATTACCATTTAAATCTAAATCCCCACCTAACTGTGGGCTAGGATCATCCTTGACTTCTAAAATACCAGCAGTTGCTGAAGTAACAGCAACAAACGAAGTACCATTGTGGACTTTTAAAACATTACTGGTAGAATCATACCATAAATCACCTTCAGCAGGCGTTGGTGAAGTTGGCGTTGTCCCAGAAATTGTATATTCAGCAGCGTAACGGTTAACATCAGCTATTGAAGCACCTACCGTATTTACGTTTGCAATTGATCCACCTGTCAAATTCACATTGGCGATAGCATTAGATACGGTTTCCATATCATCAATTACACCTGTTGCACCCAATAAATCCATATCAGTGATTACTGCTGGGATAGCTAAAAGTGCCATATCAGCAACTGCCGCTGATGTACCAAGTCTTCCAATCTCTGTTGTCTGTCCAGCTACAACACCAATGTCAACACCATCCGCAGCAACTACTCCAATGTCTGAAGCATCTGCCGCCACTGCCGTTACATCACTTGAAATCCCTGCTACCGTAGTTACATTAGCAGATATACCTGCAACCGTAGTCGTGTTAGCAGATATTCCTGCAACCGTAGTTACGTTGGCAGATATTCCTGCAACCGTATTAACATTGGCAATATTAGTTGCGACTATATTAGTGTCACCCTCTTTCGCAATAATCTTGTGATAATTATAAGTATTCAGAGTGACTGTAGAAATAACATGCATACCAAGAGAATCTGCAATCGTTGTACTCTGGTATGTAGCAGGGATACCGTTAATAGTAACAGTCGAAGCACCTAATGTACGTCCTGTAGTAGATACCCCAGAACCGTTTACTACCAATCCACCTGCGTTAGCTATGGATACTACCGTGCCTGCTCCATCATCTGGGTCAGGATTAGTATTAGGAAATGATTGGTCATCAGCAATCGCATGGAAACCACCCACATCATTAACAAGTGAAACAATATCATCCCTTACTGCCTTGGATGTAGGAATAGCTTCATCGGTACTAGATAATGTAGTCTCAAGAGTTACCTCTTCCCAATCACCAGAACCAGTAGCCACCCTACCCATAACTTTATTAGTTGCCGTAGCATCTACAATCTTGGCTAAAGTAACATCACCATCCAATATCTTTGCTGTAACAATTTGGTCATCCCCAATATGTATGGAATCAATACTTCCATCAACATAGTTATCAGAGTCCACAGAATTTGCAGCTAAGTGTACGTTATCAATACTACCATCTGCATAGTGTTCACTATCAATAGCATCATCAGCAATGTGAGCATTGTCTATACTTCCATCCACATAGTGTTCGCTATCAATAGCATCATCAGCAATGTGGGCATTGTCTATACTTCCATCCACATAATGTTGAGAATCAATAGCATCATTTGCTATCGTTAACACACCAGTATTAGAAAGTGTTGCATCCCCTGACACAGCTACGTTATCGAAATCAGTCCCATCTGCAACAAGTATATGCGTATCTGTAGCTGCTACAGTAGCATCAGTTGGTACATGAGTAATTGCTTCTGCCGTATCAAGACGAACATCCTGTGCGTTTGATTCAGTTATAACCTGATCTAATTCGTCATCTATACCTTCTGCCGAAATAGGGACAGGAGGGATTGCATCCCTGTCTGCCGTAAAATCTCTTAACCTAGATAATGTACCCATAACTTCTCCTAATCGTTAGCTCTAAAACCTGCGTTGGCATACTTGACACCATAGAATGAAATACTCAAATCATTTTTATGACTAGCTGAAAATTTAAACCTGACAGCCCTGCCCATGCCAATCATTGGTATCAATACCTTGTTAACATCAGGGAAATCCCAATAAGAACCATCCCATACCGATTCATCCCATTCAGCAGGAGTAGATTGAAGATAAAATGTTTTATAAGATTCAGTCTCAAAATCGAAAGACACCTCAAGATTAAACAAACCACCAGACCCTGATCCTTTAAACTGAAAATACTTAAATAATTTTTTAATACTGATATTGTCAAACCACAACCAAGGAGTTTCCCATTCCCAATTTACAATCGTACTATTATCACCATCAGCATATACATTCACACCTAACGCTGTTTCATACTCCCTAGATACACGACCATTTATGCCTGCACTTAATATGTCATTATCTGGAGTGCGAACAGATTGAAATATTTTGACATCCCTATCCTCCATCCATGCTTTAATTTCATAATCATAAATAAAACGCTTTGATAAAGATGGTACGTTTATCCAGAACTCATTCTCTGCCTTATGGTTAACAACATTAACTTCATCAGGATCAGCAACAGCTTTCAATAAAGGATTGATTCTGTCCCTTATATTGTCGCTCAACTTACGAGTCTTCAATCCTTGGACAATCAATTCCATCTTGATAGAATTCAACCCTTCTCTTTCAACGATATAATTATCAAGTCCTACTTCATCCATCCCCCTGTGACTCATTACCCCTGTATTAAATATCTGCTTGTCAATTGCTATATCATTAAACGTGGCAGGAACATTGTAAGTAACAATATGATTCTGCAACCCGATGATTAAAGAATTGGTCTGCCCTAATCTTGCTAAACCAGTAATCGTATCACCACGAGCCAACACAGCAGCAAGATCAATAGTCACATAATCAGAAGGAGTAGACCAGTCATCTTCGTTATCTACAGCAGAACCAGAAAACCTAGTGCTTTCCGCCGCAATACCAGAAATCCAAACCCGGTTGTTTAAGGCATAAACGTACTTACCCTTCGGTGGGTTATTCCCGATGTCAACCGCATACCAACCAGTATGTGCTGTTGGAGGTGCAGCCCCATCATTCAAAGACACTGCCTCAGTATAGTTAACCCCTATTGCTACAGGGGTAGCTGTTTGTAGTTTAAGAGAACCAGAAACAGTATGATGATAGACATTATAACTGGTAATACCCGGCAAGGAGACAGGACTTGTCACTGTCAAAACATCGCCATACGAACCTGTATGAGAAGTAGGCGGTAACGCACCATCATTCAAACTTCCAGTTGTTTCTGTGTAATCAGTACCTATTACTATTGGACTTGCATTTTGTAATTTTAAAGCACCTGATACTGTATGATGATACACATTATAATGAGTAACCTCAGTGCTTGCTGATGGGGATGTAACAGTTAACACATCATTCCCACCAATAGCTTGTGATTTTTCGCCACCACTAAAAGCAACAGTTGGTACTGAAGTATATCCAGAACCACCAGACCCGATAGTAACAGAAGTTACCTGACCACCTGTAAGAACTGCTGTACCTGCGGCACTAGACCCACCACCACCACTAAAAGTAACAGTAGGAGCAGTCGAATAACTATCACCACTTGCTGTAAGAGTAACGGAAGTCACAGCATCACCTGTAATAACTGCTGTGCCAGCGACACCAAAAGCAGTGGGAGTACTTTCACCGTTGCCAGTAATATGTGTTACAGATACATAATAGGTTCTTGATAATTTTGATCCAGCAGTTGCAACACCAGTTGTTGGGATAGCAGGTATTGGTGCATAATTAATACCAATAGCTCTAGTTACTTCCTCACTAGCCACCGATTCCCCATATGCAGTTACATAGGTGACTGTTACATAATAAGTTCTTGCATCTTTTATTCCCGAACCTGAAGCACCAGTAGTAGGAGCAAACGGTTTCGGAGTATACCCATACTTGAACGGATTGTCCGTACCATTTGTTAAAATCATCTTGTTGTTGAACATAGTCCAGTTCAACTTCTTGTTTAATGTCAAACCAGACTTGATAACCGTATCGAAAGCACCAGTTGATGCTGTATACCGCAACAACCTAGTATCAGCCTGTACTAAAATTTCATATGAAGCTGGATAGTTACCATCATAAACCATCAACCCGATTACATCTGGCCCTGCACGAAACAAATCGAATATAATATCCTGTGCGTCCTGCACCCAACCAGAATCTGCCGTATTAGATTTGAATGCGTTACTGCCATGAGTAGGAGAAGAACTGTCAGTACCCAATATAATATAATTACCTGAGTCACCACCCCTGTAATCAAGAACGAAACACACATCACCTGCGGAAACCGCATGAGGTGCTTCAAATGTAAACTCAACAAAAGCAAAAGAAGTTGTTAGATCAGCCGAATCAAGTTCCAAGGAAGTTTTTAATATCTCACCAGTTGGTACACCAGTAGAACCGACAGTACCTGTACTCGCATATATCTTCGCCCTCATAAGCCCTGTGGGTGAGCCAGACTTTTTTAACCAAAATTTGACGCTCTGAATCGTTTCGTCAGAAGACAAGGTTACGGCAAAGCCAACATCCTCGTTATTAGTCGAATACATGCTGACCGTACCGCTTTGGTTACCAGAAGCATAAGTATCAACGCTGTTTCCAGCAGCATGATGGATGGCGACATCATTGAAGAAGACTCGTCCCCTTCTCTTCGATACTTCGCCATTTAACGCAACCCGGCTATTTTGTAGTTCAGTGGCATAGTTGGGGGATATGTTTCCTTCACCAACTGCGACATCGAACAGCCCCTTGTTATTCGATTCAAATATCTTTTGTTTTAATGGCATTATCTAGCTAAAGAATAATTACGTCTGGTTAATGGTTTGAATCTTACAGCACCCCTGTTCTGTGCCTGTAACTTCTGCAACAATGAATTAGCCATTGTCATTTCCCTGTCACGCTTGGCAAAATCCTGATCGTATTCAGCATACTTGGCTTTTACCATATGTCTTATAACTACTTCTTGAAATGGAGTTGTATCCGAATCAGCACTCAAAGCGGTTAACTGCCGTGTGTACCAATAGGTCATCACCAGTCCGTTTTCATCAGCAGTAGGAATAGGATCAACTTTTATCTGGTCTACCTGTGAAGCATTCTTGCCAAACGGTATCCACACAGCAGGTCTACCTGTATCTCCCTGTATTACTTCTTCTTGGAAAGCCTGATTAGATGCAGCCATGTAAACGAAAACATCTTCCGAGTCTATATAAAATCTATCGCCAATAATCCTGTTTACATCTGCATCCGTAGCCAAGGTATATTCCCTTGTATCAGTAGCCAACGTAACAGTCCCCTCGGATTTCAATATATCCCACTTGGCTAATATATTAAGTTCCTCGATAGCCTCGTTGATGTAATCAAGGATGCGAACCTTGACATCGCTGACAAGACTTGAACCAGAATCAAGACCCAAGTCACGCAGTATTGGATTTCTTATTGTTAACAGAGACACTATTTATTCTCCTGTTGTTTTTTCAATAGCTCTACTTCTTTCTTTAATCTTTCAACTTGCTTCTTTAATTCATCAGTAGGTTGTTCTGTTTCCATCTCCTTCGGTTCCAACTTATAAGGAGCAGAAGGTTTTAAAGATTCTTCTGGAACATTGTATGTTGTAAAAATTCCCATATCAGTAGTTTTGGTTACAGATTCTAAATTCTGGATGATCGGTAAAGAAACGCTTGACTGCTTTCTTAAAAGCTTTCTTGTCGTCACTCAGTATGTCTTTATATTTTGGTTGCATTAGAAATACAGAAGGAATACTCCCAACCTTTCTCATGCTACGCTGTTCTGTAAAGCCATTATCAGTGACTACCCTCTCTGCTTTTACTTCCTCGCCAGTATCATCCAATCTTTGGATATGCTGAATAGTTGTTTTTTCTTTCTTGAAGCGATTGCCTTCTTCATGCAACAAACGTGTAGCTGTATCGCTTGTGTAACCATCCTTGTCAGGAATATCCCGTGTTTTGTTTTTCTTTTTTTTCATAAAATAAACAAGGGGGGTTGCCCCCCCAAGCCCATTTAAAGATTAAAGCAATCAGACATTTAATTCTTCAATAATACCTGAAGCTTTTTCTTCGTAAGAAACTACTGTCCACTCAGCTTCAACCATGCCTGCTCTGGAAGCACCAAGCTTGGCAATCGGGGTATGCTTAACTGGACGTAGCATTGCTATGCCCCACATATCCTTCTGCAACTGTGCAAGCTTGTCAGTAATCATGTGACGGTCAAGAATGACTCGCTGTAGTCCGAAATCACTCTCGTAAACATCAACGCTATACACAAGCTTCTTAGCAGTAGCTTCTATATTTCGTTGACTAGCCGCAGTAAACCCTGAAATTGCACGTTTCTGCGTACCGTGTACATAGGTAGTGTCAGGATTTCCACCGTTAACAAAGATAGCCTGTAAGCTATCATTATAAATGCCTTCGGTTAAATCACGACCACCGCCTGCCGTAGCCAGATTAGTGGTAGTCCAAGGAATTACTCCCTTAGAACCTCTTGCAGCTCCTGCTGATCCTATCGCTGAAGCACCATTAACAACATCGACTTCCATTGCAAGAGCCATGATTTTTAAAGCACGAGCAAGTTGGTACTCATACTCGCCGCCTTTAATCCCAGCCTTGTCAACAGCGTCCATTGTGTCTGACACTTCAAACACTTCACGATTAATCTGAGTATAATTACTCAATCGTGTTCGTGCAGTAGCAACATTAGCACTGTTACTGAATGCCGCTCCTTCAGCCACTCTTGATGCATCTGCGGTTCCAAGAGTATCAGTAAGCCATTCATGCGTTGTCGCAACAGCTTTTGATTTCTTGAAAGCACTCAACATCGGAGTCTCTGTCGGAGAGATATTCACGATTATATCCAACAAGTCCTCACGCATACTCTTGTTGGTTTCATTGTATGTCTCAAATAGAGCCATAATAATTCTCCTACTTAACTAGGGTCGCCAACTATGCCCACGCTGACGCAACATGCTTGCAAAATCTGACACCTCACTACCACGCAAATTGTTAGCAGCTTGCCTGAAGTCAGGCTGTTGCCTCTGATTTGGTCGTGACTGCGGTGTGACATTGCCTGCCATTGGTGCGGCTTGTTGTCGTGGTGCAGGTCGATTACCCAATAATTGCTGATATTTGTTCGCATCAACCATAAGTT